ACTCTTAGTTACATCAGCAGTTGTCACAGCAATAGGAATAATTGTTGGTGGAATTGTTGCTGTTTACAGGATAGCACGTAAAATTGAAAATGCTATCGGTCTGGACTCTAATGGGCGAACTATTTCTGAAAGACTTGATCGAGTAGAGCATCAGCTTTGGGAAAATGGCGGTACTTCTTTAGCCGATAAAGTTAATAAAATTGAGGCTCATGCCATTAAAACTGAAGCGGAGCTGAGCATAATTAAAGATTTCGTACTAGGGGTGTCTCCGGCTCCCGTTTCAATTAAAAAAACTAGGGCAAAAAAATCTGCATAAATAGGTAGAAATACACGTAAAAGTGTATTAGTATTGTAAAGACACATAAGACACACTAAGGAGTACGTCATGTCCCTTTCGGACAAATTGGCAAAAGCATCTGAAAAGCCGGGATCTTATTGTAAACTTGGAGTTTTATTATACACTTCAGTGTTGCCAGAAAAAGATAAAAAATATGCTCCGCGCAAAATATCTAATGCAGATATTGCAAGAGTTTTAAGAGAAGAAGGTTATAACATTTCAGATAGTTCTGTTGATCGTCATAGACGAAAAGATTGCAGTTGTTCTAGGAGGAACATTTAATGGGTATTTCAGATAAATTAGAAAATCTATCAAGTCCAGGTGTTACTGGATCTGATGTAAAAGCTTTGAATACACCAGAAGACTGGCGACCACGTTTAGATCTTGATGATTCTAAAGGTGGTTTTGTTGTATCTAAGCCACGTCCGGCGGGGGAAATTCCAGAAACTGCTGATGTGCTTAAAGAATTTGATCTTGACCCAAACTCTTGGACTGTCACATCTCTTCGTAGATCGAGGTGGCAGACTTACAGCGGTGAATGGTTAGAGTCTGTTCGAGTAAACGTTATTCCTTCTGGGCTAGCCATTGCGGACAATCTTGATGCAGAAGCTTTAATTGATGAAATTAAAAAATGGCGTCCAGAAAAAGGATTAAAAGCTGGAACTGGTAATGGAGCATATCTTGTTTCTCCAAGCGATCAACAGATTGGTAAAAAAGCAAATGGTCAAGGTACTCAACAATCAATCGACAGACTTCTGCAATTAACAGATTCATCTGTTGCTAGATTAAAAGATCTTAGAAGGATGGGCCTTAATCTTGGAACTGTAGTTCTTGCTCTACCTGGGGATCACGTAGAAGGTCTTACAAGTCAGAATGGACGTTTGCAAGGTCAAGCAGCATCTGACCTAGGTCTAACCGAGCAGGTGCGTGTTGCACGTCGTTTGCTTATGGCACAGATTAAAGCACTAGCTCCTTTGGCAGAACGCGTTATTGTTCCAGTAATTAATGGAAATCACGATGAAGTAACTCGTCAGGTTGCTGCAGATCCAGCTGACGGCTGGAACGTAGAAATTGCATCGGCAGTACAAGACGCTTGCGCAGAGAATCCAGCTCTACAGCACGTAGAGTTTAGATTCCCATCGTCTGGTCATCAAACTTTAACTGTGGATATCAATGGCACAATGCTTGGACTATTCCATGGACACCAGGCTGGTAGAGATGTTATGAAATATCTGTCTGGGCAAGCTGCTGGACAGACTGCTTTAGGTCTTGCAGATGTATGGATCTCTGGCCACTTTCACAACTTTAAGTGTATGGATATTGGTCACAGACTTTGGGTGCAGTGTCCTACTACCGATCCTGGATCAGAGTGGTTTAGAGATCGTGCTGGTCTTGAGTCAAAGCCTGGACTACTAACAATGGTTCTTGGTGGAGAATACGAACCACGTGAGCACATTAGTGTGTTAGCTGTTAATCCAGATCTTCTTCCGGCTCGTTAAGATCAACGCCAGCTTCTTCTAGTTCTTCATTTAAAATTTCTTGGATGTCAAATTCTTCTTGCTTGTCTGAAGTTAGTTTAAAGTATGCATTTATAGCATTAACACTTGTTCTACTTCTCCAAGTAAAATCACAAAGAGTGCAGTTGACTAAACGTACTGTTGTCCATCTACCGCCCTCTGGATTATCTGCAATTAATGGACGTAAAAATTTAGTCTTAGCTCCGCAGTAAAGACATTTAGGAAATCGATCATATCTTGTTTCGGCTTTATCAATGTTGACTGAAAGAGTTCTTCTAATCTCATACTCGTCTCTTCCGCCCCATATTCCCCATATTTCCATATTTTCCAAAGCAGTTTTAATACAGTCTTTTCTTACTGGACAACTGAAACAAATATTTTTTGCTTTCATTTTGTCTTCACTTTTATGCGAGAAAAAATCTATATCTCTGTTTACTGGTTTAGCGCATTCTGATTTGCTTTGCCATTCAAACGGATCGCTTGGTTTCCAGGTCGTCATATTATCTCCACCCATGTCACGGCTCTAGGATTTTCTACTAGATCCTCATATAAAGTTATTCCTTTTTCATTGCAGACAGTGGGATAAATTTCTTTGTTTATTTCTCCAGCATAGCCATATGAGATATGACCTCTTTCAACTGCTCGATAACCTTCACCTAAAGATGAAACTATTCCGTCGCGTTGAAGTGCTGAGGCTAAAGCTCTTTTTATAAGATCTATTTCTAGATCAACATGATCGTAGGTATAAAAGATAATAGAAGAAGGCCTGGAGACAGCAAATCCATCTCCAGACCATTCAAACCAGAGGCACTCTCCGGTACGCTTATCTTTCATCTAAACCATCACCACAATATAATTGTACAAGATTTATTCGAAAAAATGTTCGAAAAATGCCTAAATTTTAATTATTTTTCAGATTGCTTTACCTTAACAAAAGCTTTGATTTTAAACTTTTTAGGGTCTTCTGAATCTTTAACTTGCAATTCTATAGTTACATTTTCTGCCACTAGATCTGAATCAATTAGTAAGAACTCAGAAACCTTATCAAATACTACTGCTCTACAATCTTGCACGCTGGATCCTTCAATATCCAATTCAAAAGAAATCCTCATTACTGCACTCTCTTTAGAAGATGTTCTGGCTGATAGTGGGCAGACTTAATTGGTGGGTTCTCAAGATCTGTAATATCGACAATAATGTCACCGGATCTAATTGCAACAATTACTCCTGGACGTCCATTATGAATCATCCCTACATCTCCAGAAAAGGCATCATTTTTTACTCTAACGATGTCTCTTACTTTTAGGAAGCCTCGCTCAGCTTGTACCCAAACTTCATCTTTTGGCGGCTCTACTAAAGAATTTTCTAAAGCCAATTTACTAAATATATAAATAATTTGTTCTTTATCTTCTTTTTTAAATGTAGCTTCCGGTATATTTTTCCAAGCATTCAATAGGTCAATAACGGCATTTCCATTGCCTTGTCTAACTTTTGCATTTTCCAACTGGTATTTTATCCAGTCCATATTTACTTTCATACTTATTCCTTACTTCAGATTTAGTACTTTTTCAAGTACAGTTTTACATTGATTTTTTGTTGGTATTTTTGCAATATAACTTTCTCTCTGAGCTATTGCTACTAAATCTCTTTTTTCTTCTGACATCGACTCTATTGTTGCAGCCAATAGATTCCATTCGTGCCCAAGAGCTCCTGATTCTTCCCATAGGGTGGCTACAGGCGTGAGAGAGTTTATAGCTTGTACATATCTATATGACCACCAAGTACCCTCATTTTTATAAGGTGATATTAAAAGTCCAATAGATCTAGAAATTTGATCCGCAATTTCTGAATCTGTGGATCCTTTATTTATTTTTACTGGAGAAACTGGAAGATTTATAGTATTGCAAATTTTTTTAGTCCACGGAGAGTTTGGCTGATCTGCAGACCATTTTGGACTTTTTTCTTCATTTTTTACAGAATCTGAAATTAGATATGAGTCTAAATTTAAATACACAATTGATTTTTTTGCTTCTAAAGATAGATTCAATTCTTTATCCGAGTACTCTAATTTCCATGGAAGTACCGGTACTAAAGTAGTTGGCCAATTTTTTTCTAATAAATATGAAATTGCTTGTAAAATATTTGATTTTATCTCTTCATTAGTTACAACCGTGCTGTAATTTTTCTTAGTAGAAAAGAAATTTTTTGTTAAATTATTTGGGTTAGTCTCTATGGATCTCAAAGTAGTAAATATTTGAGAAATATTTGGGGCATCCGCTAGCAAAGTTAGTTTATTTGAGCCCCACATTAACTTAATAATGTTTAAAGCTCCATACATTTTATTTGCACTAAGACTCGTTATTGGAGCTATGCCAACAATTACTGAGTCATATTTATCAAGTTCTTCTTTTGTTGCTTTTATATTTGGATCTTCCCAGACCACTTCGTGTCCGGCTTCTGTTAAAGCTAAATTTATTGCTGAAGAAAAGCTTACATTTCTTAAGTTAGCCTTAACTGATGACTGTGGAGCAGTCATTCCGGTAAGTAAAATTTTTGACATAAAAACCTTTAATTAGTGGGGGGCACTAGTTTCCTAATGCCCCCCGCAATTACTACAGACTAAAACGGAGCTGAAGGTGGAGCTGGAGGTACAGCTGCACCAGCAGTGTTTGGAGCTGGAGGGGCTGGAGGAGCCGGAGGTGCTACAGGGGCAGACACCGGAGCTGCTGCAGTGGTACCTGGCTGCTGAACGTAGTAACGCTTGATCTCGTTACGCTTGCTACCGTTCCAGGTACGTGAACCAACTTGTGCACGGAATGTGCGACCAACAAGCATTGACTCAATTTGAGCATTGGTTGGATTGTTGTTCGTGAAAAATTCACGAGGAAGGCCTAAAGCTGCCATCTTGGAAAAGAAGATTCCAAGAGCATTAGAGCTTTCCGGGCTAATTACTAGGTTGTCCCAGATACGGCGCTTTGCATTTGGACCGGTTTGAACTTCCGTAGTAATTTTGAACATGGTTTTACCACTCTGTGAAGTGGTTGCGGTGGCTTCAATGACCTTTAGATCATAATCGCCATCTGCAAGTGGCTCATAATTGCCGCCTGCAGATTCGCCAGCATCTTTGACTAGGTCGCCCCAGTTGAGAGTACTCATAAGCTATAACTCCTAATAGTTATTGTTGATGGTTTATCGACTAGATTAAGCCGACTTATTTTTCTCGGTTTTAGGACCGAAAATCATGTCGAGCATGCGCTCGATTCCAAGATCCTGTTGCTCTACAATTGAGCCCAATCGACCTTGAACGCGTTCACCGGCATCGTACTTATCCGTACGTTCCACGTACATACGGCGTGCCTTGTAAGGCAACTGAGTTGGATCCGGATTTGGGATGTTCTCGATGGCAATTGCACCAAGAACGTCATAGAAGTACGGAGCCTGCACTGCAAGCTGTCCCTGCAAATATGGCTTCATATGTCCATTTTGATCTGCACGGGCCATGGCGGTCAATACAACGGCTTCTAGAGGCTGTGTAGGGTGCATTGTAAGGTCACGGAGGTCACGAAGTAGTGCACCCATGTGGCGAAGCAATTCGCCCCACTGTTGCATCTTCATCTGCTCGGTTCCAGCAATGTTATCCATGCACTTGACCTGAAGCTCCGAAATGGAGTCAATGATAAGTGACTTGAATTGATGCTTACCGGCCTGAAGCCATTGGAAAGCTTTTAAAACTACATCGTAATCACGAACTGTGACTACAACTGTATCCCAAGTGCCGTCAGCCACAGGTGGCTCCTCACGCATTGGGTCCCAATACTTTACGTTGATTGGTAGGAAACGATGCCCACCCTCGACGTCTAGCATTAGGCGAGGATATGGTGCTGTGACAGCAAAGGTTGATTTACCAACCTTAGACTCGCCATAGACCATGATAGTTAGTGAACGCTGTACTTCTGACATGCTTACTCACTACCTTTCTTTTCGTCTTGTGATTTGTAATATCCGTATGGGTCGGAGACCTCATACATATCTTCAATAGCTGCTTCTGCTGACGATCCATCGTCAATCAGCGGGCAGATAGTGTAGAACTGGCACTTCCACTTGCAGTCCTTGGTAGGACGTGGATAAGCGACAAAATTAGGGTCTGCTCCTGAATCAAGTGATTTTTTCACATTCATCAGATCAGTAATCGTACCATGAATTCTCTGCCAAAAGGCACGCATAGTGAAAACATTGTGGCGAACTTCAATTTGCTCGTAGAACGGAGGTCTGGCATTTGCAGTTCTCTTCACTTTCTTTAGCATAGTAAAGATACCGCCTTCAGCGCGCTCTTCTGGTTCTTTGTTTTGGGCATGTTCCAAAAGCATGTAAGTAAGAATCTGTTCATTCATTTGTGCCTGGTTAGCAAAGTCAGCAAATGATCCACCAACAGTCTTGAAGTCACGGAACATACGAACGCCATCGATCTTACGTTTTACACGCATATCGAGCTTACCTTGAAGAATAACTTCTCCATCCATCATTGGCATTTCAATAATTTCTTCTGTAGAAATCATATCTAGTTCAGCATCAATACCTTCATCTTCTACCCACTGCAGGTAGCCTTCTAGCATAATGCGGCCAAGTTCAGCCTCTGATTCAAGATCTGAAGTGTCACGATATTCAGCGACTAAAGTTTCCATATCCTTTTTTACAAGGGCGGCATGAGCTTCTAGTAGCGGGATACCTTGAGAATAATACTGATCTAAAGCTTCGTGAATACGAGATCCAAGAGCTAATGCACCAGTGTAATCTTTTTGCTTTGGCTGTAAACGTCTGTAGTAGTTAAGCCACCATTTACGTCTACAATCCTTGAATACTTGAATCTCTGAGTTAGAGAGTCTGTATGGTTGTACTTCTTTTGTATTTTCGTCATT